TCCGCTGTGATCTCGGAGTTTTGAGTCTCCTTGCAGCGGACTTTGCCCTCGTTCTTTGCAGGTGTCAAGCATCGGGTGAACGATTCAAGGCGCGCATTTAGCGCCCACTGGCTTGTAGCCACTGGGCTACAAAGCTCTTGACCATGTGTAGCCCGTGGGCTACAGTTGTTCCCATGGAAATGAAGCGCACCCCGCAGTTCACCACATGGATCGACGGCCTGAAGGACTTCACGGGGCGCGCTCGCATTCTGGCCCGAATCCGCCGTTTGGGCGAAGGGAACCCCGGCGATCATCGGAACCTGACCGGCGGCATTTCGGAACTGCGCGTCGATGTAGGTCCGGGCTACCGGGTGTACTACACGCAGCGCGGAAACGAGGTGGTGATCCTGCTGGTAGGCGGCGATAAGGGCACCCAGCAGCGTGATATCGACAAAGCGAAGGAGCTGGCCCGTAACCTCTAGAAGACGCATCGCAGACAACAGAGTCACCGATACACCCAGTTTAAGAAGTACTGCTACAACCCATTTAAGAGTCCCACACTCATGGCTAAGAAGAAGATCCAATTGGAGACGTTCGACGTCGCCGAACACCTGCGCACCCCGAAGGAAATGGCCGCGTATCTGGATGCGTGCATTGCCGAAAGCGATGGCGACTCTGCATTCATCGCCAAGGCGCTCGGCGATATTGCCCGCGCCCAGGGCATGAGCAAGGTTGCCCGCGACGCGGGTGTGTCGCGCGAAAGCCTGTACCGCGCCCTGTCCGGCGAGCGCAGCCCGGACTTCGCCACCATCCTCAAGGTGACGCGTGCCCTCGGCGTGCAGCTGCACGCGAGCGCTGCCTGACCGATGGGCCAGGCGGAACCGGGCAAGGTTGCCTTGCACGCGTGGGAGGCTACAGACCACCTGCGAACCGAGGACGACATTCGGTTGTTCTTGGAAGCCAGCGAAGAGCAAGCGGGGGACGATCCGCAGTTCATGGCGCTGGCACGGGCCACTGTTGACCTGGCGCGCAGGCGTTGGGGATTGGCGAACGGCTAGGGTGTTCATACCTTGAACACCCAGCATTTGACCGTGGCGGCGGCGCCCATGGTGCCCTGACGGATAGCGCTGTTCACGGCGACGTTCGTGTCCAGGCATTTGTGCCGGCGCGAGTCACGCAGCAGCGTGCGCAGCACCTTGAGGTCTGCCAGCTGCTGCGAATGGTGCGCTGCCTTGGCGGCGAACTCGTTGAGGTTGATGGCGATCCGCGATGCATCGCGCGAGTGGTTCACCGCCGGCATGCCGCCGTTGGTGGTTTCCAGATACTCGTAGACCTCCCAGAACTCAGTGACCAGGGCGTTATCGGCGCTGACCGCGCTCTGGCGCTCCAGTGCGGCCGCTACCAGCGCTTCGCGCGTGGCGACCACCATTTCCTCGGGGATCTCCATGACCAGGCGCAGGGCGTCGAACAGCGCCAGCATCTGCGCATGGTTCTTGATGACGCGCTCCATGCGCAGCTCCCCGCGCTCGCGTAGCTTGCCCTCGTAGAAGCGCACGCGCTCGCCGAACTTCTCCATGACCTGGCTTTCTGCGCGGACGGCGCGGATCAGGAAGTGGCTCAGTTCCTCCACCTGCAGGGCGTTGAGGTTGTCGGCCGCGATGCGGCTTTCAGTGGTGACCTGCGGCTTGCGGAAGTGCAGCTTGACGATACGCGTCAGGATGGCCTCGCTGGCGTCCACGGCGGCGTTCTGGCTGATGACGATGGTGCCCCGGAATGGGGGCTCGTAGGTGTCGTTGCCGCCATTGCGCACGCCGCGCGTGGCGAGGGTGCCGCCGCCGTAGTAATCCTTCAATTCATCCCATTCAAACGACTTGGCGTGCGAGCGATCGGCATCGCTGCGGTCGGCCTCCAGCAGCACCACCGGCATGCCGGAAATCTGGCCCATGGCGCGGGCGCGGCCGGCCTTGGATGACTTCGCCGGGTCAAAGCCTTCGTAGTCGCTGCGGCCGAGCAGCTTCCACAGGAAGGTCAGCAGCGTGGTCTTGCCGGCGCCGGCCTCGCCCGTCGCTTCCAAGAAGGGGAACGACTTGTGCGCGCTGCGGATCTGGTTGGCGTACAGCGAGCCGAACCAGAACGTGAGCGCGATCATGCCGTGGGTGCCGAAGCACATCCACAGCCAGGCCAGCCAGTCGTTGCGCTGCTTTTCGGGGTCGCGCTGAATGTCCAGTCGGATCGACTTCTGCGTGGATTTCACACGCAGGTTCTTGAACTCGAAGTAGTCCTCGGCGTTGGCGATGCTCAGTTCGCCGTCGCGCACCGCCACGTCGCCGAGGATGTAGGACTTGTGATCCTCGCTGTAGCCAACGAAGTCGATGGTCTGGACCTTGGTGATGTCATACAGCACGTCGCGGATGATGCAATCCAGCTGGTGGCCGGTGCCGGTGAACACCGCACCCTGCGCCATGCTGATGAGGCGCTTCTTGAACTCGCTGGCGCTGGCGACCTGCGCACCGGTAAAGGTGCCCTTCACGGGCGGCGCATCGTGCGGGAAGCTGACGCGGAAGAAGTACCAGCTTTCGTCGGTCACCTCATGGCTCTGGAAGTAGAGCGCCTCTGGATAGCAGTTGGCGATCTCTTCCACGCTGCAGCAGGCGCGGCGGATCTTCTCGGCCTCGTCGGCGTCCAGTTCCTCGTCCGGGTCTTCCTTACGTTTGGCGCGCTCCTGGCACAGCTTGTCGAACTTCACGCTATCGAAGCTGAACCAGAACAGGCGCGAGCGGTGTTCAAGGTGGAACTCGCGGCGCTGCGTGTGGGCATACATCAGCAGGCCCTTCTCGATGGCGGACTTCGCCAGCAGCACGTCGCCGTGGTAGCGCGCCTCCGTGATGTCGGCATCCCACTGAGCCTGGCGTGCGTCGGCGTCGTTGATGGTCGACGCGCGCAGATGCAGGTCGTTCCAGTCGGTCTTCTTGCCCGGCTTCTGCGGGATCAATGCTGCACGGCTCTTGAAGCCCAGCGACTCGGCACGGCGGGCGTGCTTGCGCACGTAGTCACGCGCGGTTGGCTCGTTGTCGTAGGCCCACACCAGCACCGGCAGAGTGCCGCCGCGCTGGTCGCGCAGGGCGCGCAGTGATTCCTCGGGGTAGCCATTGCTGGACATACCGGACGCCGCCGCGATGCCATGCTGCAGCAGAGCGATAGCGTCGAAGATGCCCTCGGTGATCCACACCTCACGCGCAGTCGGCAGCATCTCGGCCGCAGCGGGGGCGATCCACCAGGCGCCCGCATAGCTCTGGCCGGGCATGAAGCGCGCTTTCTGCTTACCGAAGCGGTGAGCGCGGTCGATCAGCCGCTCCCAATAGCCGCCCTTGGTCAGCGGGAACCGTACCGTCGCGGTGCCTTCCCTGGACTTGCGGTCGAAGTAGCTCTCCTGCGTGTAGAGGCCACGGAGCGCGCTCAGATCGAAGCCGCGCGAGTACCGCAGGTAGGCGTCCGCCGCAGCGTGCGGCGCCGTCTCCGTGCGTTCGTGGCGCTTTGACCAATCATCGAACAGATCGTCGTAGACATCCTTGACGCTGACCTCATGCCCGCACTTGGCTTGGCGGCCACAGCGCAGCACCCACGGGTTCTGGAAGCTGGTGTAAAGCTCCTTCTGACCACAGGCGGGGCACTTGCCGCCGCGCATGTATTCCGTGCTGGGACGGTGCTTGAGGCCGTAGTCCCGCTCGATGCGCTGCAGAACTTGCTGGCGGATGTCTTCTTGCATGATTCGTTCAGGCCTTCGCGCTGCGGCGCTTGCTGCTTTTCTGCGGGCGGTAGGTGGGTTCGGTGATGACTTCGACCTTGCCGCCTGCCTTGCGGAACGCGGCTACCCGCGCGGCGGCGTCTTCTGCCTTCTTGGCAGGGTCGGTAGGCACGTACCCGGCAGGGCCGGGGACGAGGAAGGGCACCTGTGCGGTCGACCATGCGTCGCGCTGGCTCATGGGGTGGCCTCGCCTTGGTCGGTCTCGGCGTCGATTAGGCCCAGCCCCTCGGGCGGGTTCTTGATTTCGACGACGCCGCAGTCGTTCAACTCGATACCGCGATCAGTTGCCTCCAGCAGGCGGTCATTGCCGGGGGCGCAGCGCACAAGGCCCAGGGCCATCAACTGCCACACGGGCGCGGCGGTGAATGCTTCGCCGGCCTCGGCCTGACGGCCGGTGTAGCCGCGAGCGCCAACCACCAGTCCGCCGTGACGGATGGTGGATTGCAGGCAAAGCTTCGCCATTGGCGAGAGCATCGCCAGTTCAAGAACAGCCATGGTTTGTTACCTCAGTGGTCGGCGGGGAGCGGCAATGCGTCCAGCAGATCGGGTTGGTTTCCGCTGTGCTGCATGCGGTGAGCGCGCTGGGCGATCTCGCGGGCATATGCGGGGCTTGGGGGAAGATCCGTCGGCCGTGCATCGGGCAGGCCGCTGGGACTGGCAACGCCGGTCAGTTCGGTGTGCCCGGTGAAAGCGGCGGAACAGACCGGGTTGGTGCAGTTGAACGAGTCATGCCGGAGGTGGTCATGGCTCAGGTGGCTGGTGCGCTTCACCAACGGGGAATGGCAGAAGGGGCAGCGAAAGACCACCTTCCTGCGTGCGCTGTGCGAAGACATGCCCGGCCCTCAGTTCGACGCGGGATCGATGGTGCCGGCCTTGATGCCCAGCACTACTGCGGCCTTGTGCGCTTCGCCGCGGCGGCCCTTGTTGCGACCGGACAGCACCAGCCATGTGGCGCGCTGATCGAGGTTGTGGGTGCGGGCGAACTCGGCGATGGAGATGCCCTTCCGGTCAAGTTCCTCTCGCACCTGGGGTGCGGTTTTTAGGACAGGTTTGGACATATCGGGCACCAAAGTGTGATTATTGTGTACTTGGGGCAACGATAGTGCGAAAAAGCGCACCAGTCAACATGGAGAGTTCGAAAAATGTCACTTACTGAAGATCCTAAGCTCGGCGTTGGCGCACGGCTGCGTGCCGAACGTGAGCGCCTGGACCTGAGCCAAGAGGAGATGGGCTCGCGCGCCGGCAAGAATAAGAACACGCAGATGCGCTACGAGACGGGCGTCAACTCACCGACCGCTGCCTACCTGCACGACCTGGCCGCGCTGGGCGTTGAT